GCAGTAGAAGTTGATGGGGTATTCCTATGGCCTAAGTCTATGCGTTCAGATAAAAAGTTCTTTGGATTTGATGCTCAGGTGCTTTCTAAAATTAGAGCTCAGTATGTAGATAGGGTTCAGTTCCATGCACAGTATTATAACAATCCAAATGATCCGGGTTCTAATAGAATTAATCGAGATAGGTTTCAATATTACGATAAGAAATTTCTAAAGCAACAAGGTGGTGATTGGTACTTCAAAAATAAACGATTGAACGTATATGCGTCTATTGACTTTGCATTTAGCTTAAGTCGTAAAAGCGACAGCACGGCTATTGTCGTTATCGGTATTGATGAAGAAGGATATATCTACGTCTTAGATATTGACCATTTTAAGAGTGAAAAAATTGGCGAGTATTTTAATCGTATTGCTTTTCTACATTCTCGCTGGGAGTTTAAAAAGCTCAGAGCAGAGGTTACAGTAGCTCAGGCTGTCATTGTACGGGATTTAAAAGATAAGCTACGAGAAGAGGGTTTAAGGCTGTCTATTGACGAGTTTAGACCTACACGTAATGAAGGAACAAAAGCAGAACGTATTGCTGCTGCCTTAGAGCATAGATATGAGAATCTCTCTATCTGGCATTTTAAAGGTGGATATAATGATGTGTTAGAAGAAGAGCTTATTCTTGCTCGTCCTGCACACGATGACATTAAGGATGCACTGGCTTCTGCTGTAGAAATTGCAGTTAAGCCTAAACGCTCTCGATCTTCTGATGAACGAGAATCTAATGTAGTACGCTTCGAGTCACGATTCGGTGGCGTTAAGTTTAAATAATAAGGAAATAAATGGCTAAGAAAGCTCTAGAAGTTGGTAGTATGTTTGGTCGGGATAGTCTTGCAAAGTATATTTCTTATACATGGCATACCTACAATACTAATCGTCATGAAAAGATTACACAGTGGAAAGAACTGCGTAATTATATTTTTGCTACAGACACTACCACTACTACTAATAAATCTCTTCCTTGGAAGAATAGTACTACATTGCCTAAGTTGTGTCAGATTCGTGACAACTTGCATTCTAACTATATCTCTGCTTTATTCCCAAATGATGATTGGCTAAAGTGGGAAGCATATAGCATGATGGACAATACTAAAAAGAAAGTTTCTGCTATTGAATCCTATATGTCTAACAAGACACGAGAAGGCTCCTTTAGGACTGAAATTAGTAAGTTGCTATATGACTATATCGACTATGGTAATGTCTTCGCTACGGTCGATTTTGAGGCCTCCTATAGGGAAGATGATAATGGACGTAAGATTCCAGATTTCATTGGCCCAAAGATTAGACGTATTAGCCCTTTGGATATTGTATTTAATCCAATGGCAGGATCGTTTAGAGATTCGTTTAAGATTGTACGTAGCCTAAAGAATCTTGGTGAGCTCTACCTGATGGCTGAAGATGAGCCAGACAATTCTTATTTGCAGAATGCTCTTAAGAATCGTGATGTGTTCCGTAAACATATGAATGCTTATGGTATTGAAGAATCAGATAAACAAGAAGGTTTGCTGGTTGATGGTTTTGGTAGTTATCAAGACTATCTCTCAAGTAACTATGTGGAGTTTCTAGAGTTCTATGGAGATGTCTATTCAGAAGATTCATCTACGGTATCACGAGGCCGAATTATTACGGTTATTGATCGTATGTGGGTTATTCGAAATGAAGCCATTCCAAGCTGGCTAGGACACGCTCCAATCTACCATACAGGCTGGCGTACCCGTCCAGACAATCTCTGGGCTATGGGCCCTCTAGATAATCTGGTAGGCATGCAATATCGTATTGACCACTTAGAAAATCTTAAAGCAGATGCTATGGACTTGGCTGTATTGCCTCCACTAGTTATTGCTGGTGAGGTAGAAGAGTTTAGCTATAAGCCGGGTGAAGAGATTCATATTGACGAGAATGGTAGTGTAACAGAACTTGGACGTAACGCTCAATGGGTTATCCAATCTGATAATGCTATTGCTATTCTAGAGCAGCGTATGGAGATGTATGCTGGTGCTCCTAGAGAAGCTATGGGTATTCGTACTGCTGGTGAGAAAACTGCTTTTGAAGTACAACAGCTTGCTAATGCTGCAGGACGTATCTTCCAAGAAAAGATTACAGTCTTTGAGATTGAAATCCTCGAGAAGGCCCTTAATGCCATGCTAGAGACCGCTAAACGCAACATGGATAGTATGGATGTAGTACGGGTAATTGATGACGACATAGGGGCTCAAATCTTTATGGAGATTACTAAAGACGATATTACAGCTTCTGGTAAGCTTCGTCCTATCGGTGCTCGACATTTTGCAGCTCAAGCTCAGTTGATTCAGAACTTGACTAGCCTTTCTAATACACAATTGTGGGGACAGATTTCTCCACATCTTAGCGCTAAGAGTTTGTCTAAGCTTGTTGAGGATGTATTGAATCTTGAACGCTACCAGTTGTTCTCTCCTAACGTAGCTATCTTTGAACAACAAGAGACTATGCGTTTATCTAATCAAGCGCAAGAAGATTTACAAATGGAAGCAACTAACCCTGTTCAAGCACCATGAAAACAGTCTGGACTAAAGGCTTAAACGCAGAACAAATAGTCCAGCTTAAACAAGATTTTGTAGGAGGCGCTCTGTTACGAGAGCGTCTTTCTAAACTTCTTGAAGAGAAGCAGGACAGTTCAGTTAAGAAATCACGCAGTGAAGATGGATACGAGAAACCCAACTGGGCGTATCAACAAGCAGACGCTAGAGGCTATGAAAGAGCTCTTTCTGAAGTTATTTCACTTCTTTTAAATTAATATGTCGAAAAAACACTAAAAATCTAGTAGATTAGAGTATCTCTTAAGTATATCTAGTATATGATTCGAAGAATCGAATAATCACTATCTATATTATTATAGAAATATATAAATAGTATATAATACTAATATCTCTAGTATTATACTAGAAATACTTATGTACTCTTTTATGCGTTACATAATTAGTTCCTAATAACTTAGAAAGTAAACAATACGAATGTCAGACCCGACAAGTATTTTTGATACAAACAATCCGTCTAACCAGACAACTCCAAGTAGCCCTAGCACGGTTACGCCTCCAGTAGTTAATGATCCTTTAGCCGACCTGCTAAAAGATATCAAAAATGACCGAGGAGAGCCAAAATACAAAGACCCACTAGAAGCCCTTAATGGACTTAAACACGCTCAAGAATTTATTCCTCAATTGAAGTCACAACTGACAGATAAAGAACAAGAAATTATTCGTTTGCGTGAAGAAGTTGCACGTTTAAAGGAAGTGGAATCTTCTGTAGCACAGCTCACTCAGCAGCAATCAGCACCAGCGCCTACCGCGACTAACGGGATTACTGAAGAGCAAATTGCTGATTTAGTGGCACGTACTATGACTAAGAAGGATAATGAAGCCCTTCAGAAGCAGAACTTATCAACAGTAGTTTCTACTCTCCAGACTGTACTCGGAGCTGATGCAGAGAAAACTTTCTACGCTAAGGCTGCTGAATTCGGTATGTCACAAGAGGAAATTAATACTCTTGCCGCTACGAAACCCAAAGCAGTACTGACCATGTTTGGTATTACTGGAACGCCTGCAGCTCCTAAGGCTGCTAACGCTCCATCTAATTCAGGCAGCCTCAATACAGCGGCTTTTCAGCCAGCACAAGAATCGTTTGTTGGACGTAATCCTAAACCCGCATTAATTGGTGCAACACAAGATGATCTGAAACAAGCAAGCAATCGAGCTAAAGCTATGGTGGAAGAACTTCAAAGAAATGGTTTGAGTATTAACGATCTAACGAATCCAAAGATTTACAATAAATATTTTAAATAGGATAATAAATGTCTCAAAAATTTATTGCTACTCTTTATAATATTCGACAAGATCACGTTAGCCGTATTCAATCCGGTCAGCGTTGGACAATTAACAATTAAAGGAAATTAAATTGAGTCAAAATCGTGGTAATTCCACTGCATTTATTGAAGCAGAACAGTATTCTGCCTTCATTCTGCAGAACTTGCATGACGGCATGCTGCCTAGCGCAATGTATCGTAACGTCTCGGACTTTGGTTCGGGCAACACTCTTCATATCAAAACCGTTGGTACTGTTACCATTCAAGACGGCGCTGAAGAAGTTCCATTTGACTATAGCCCAATCGAATC